ACGAAATGGTTTGGAGTGACCGACCGAGTGTGGCCTTGGGGTTTCTGGTTCGAGGTTGGTTACGAGGTTAAGACAAGGCGCGTGGACAAGTATGACTACGCAGAGATCGGACGGATTGTACGCAAGCATGAGAGGAAAGCCAGATGGCAGAGCAAGGCAAGAGCTTAGTGGTGGATAAGATTGAGTGGTACTTGAGAGAGCATGTGCAACATTGCGAGCGTGCAGGTACTGAGCAAGATAACTGGACACTATTAATAGAGGATGCTCTCGAGCATATCTATTCGTTGGAGTCGAAGTTGGAGAGCATACATAAGGAGTCAGCTAGTGAATGAGCGAGATGATCTGATCGCAAGGCTGAGGGCAGGGATGTCCACGGATGAGGATGCCAGTGAAGTGAGGCGCATGGTGAATTACATGCGTGACTGTGAGGAGTTAGTGGAGGCGGCACTGAGCAATGACGTTTCAGTGTTGCGCAAGGTAATCGAGAGGCAGAGTTTTAGGAGGTCAGCGTGAATATAGATGATGGGCATTATAAGGCGGCACTGAGTCACGATGTTGATTGTGATCATGGCGACTGTACTGGGTACTTTATTAGTGAGTTGGGGTTAATGGTGTTTGTTTATAAGGATGACCCAACACGAATTTCATTTCACACAGAGGAGAAAGTATGAATATATTTGTACTGGATGCGTCGCCATTGAGGGCGGCAGAGATGCCGTCCACAGCTACCGGGAGTACCACCGGGGTGAGAAAATTCGTTTGCGCAGTGGTCGCGTGGACGAGATGCGCCACACTGGTGGGCCTAGATCGCGCATTAGGTGTTGCCATGTGACACCTAAAATAATCTTATTAACGCTCTTGACATCCAATGCACTCCCCTTTATATTCCCTTTGCTGTCATGATTTCATTACAGTTATGTGTAAACGTATAATACAGGAGGAGCCACATGAAACTTGAAGACAAAGTGAATAGGCTCGAAGGGAGAATCGAGAGCCTAGAGAGAATGGTAGACAGGCTAGTACTTGGGCAAGGTCATCAAGTACAGCACGAGGATATGGTCAAGGCCATACTCCCCCGCTTGACTGCCAAGCAACATGTTGCATTACAGATGATCATGCTTGGTTGTAGTAATGCTCAAATAGCAAAGAGGTTTAACGTGACGGAGAATACCGCAAAGGTACACGTCAGAGGGATCGCCAGAAAGTATCGCGTGAGCACCCGCTCACAGATCGTTATGGCGGCAGTGTCTGAGTGGGAATCCGTTACATCAAATCAATATCTGCTTATGAGTGGAGGCATACCGAAGGATTGGGGTGAGACATATGGACGTGGGCCTATAACAAAAGACCCTCACTCAAAAATATACAGGAGTTAATTTATGTTGCAGTTAAAGAGACGAGGGACAACGTGGTACGTCACTGGATTTTTCGAGGGTAAGCGCATCAGGGTTAGTGCAAAAACTGATGATCAGATGGAAGCCCAAAGAGTGAGACTGCGTATAGAGAATGAGTTGATCAATGGCAATTCTGCTGATGCCTCGACGAAAGAGGGAGAGGTGTTTAGCTTTGCGATGGCAAGCTACCTAAAGAGGAGAGAGTTTACTAGCGAGAGCACCCTGCGTTATCTGAATATGTTTAATGAGATGTGGGGTGAAGTGCCACTGCTTAAAATGGATCAACATTTTATTGCTGAGTATATCGATGTCCGATATACGGAGGTTCAAAGTGCAACGATACGGCGAGAAGTTAATGCGCTGATGCCAGTGTTGCGTCATGCTAAAAAGCGTGGGCTGATAACGATGATTCCAGATATTGATCGTCCTGCTGATGGAGAGCCAAGGACGAGGTGTCTTGACAATGAAGAGTTGGCGGAATTCAACAGCCACCGTGGTGACCCTAATGGCGGTGGGATTACAGCAAGGTATTGTATGGTGTGCTTCTTGTTAGCGACTGGCGCTCGGATAGGTGAGGCTGTTGCGTTGCAATGGGATGATGTGGAGTTGGATATTGATCAGCCCTTTGTCACCCTTCATACGCGCAAAACCAAAGGACAGAAAAAGGTGGCCAGACGTGTGCCGTTGCATGGAGACATGCAAGACCTGATGATCCGATGGCGTTCAACCCAAGCCCGAAGCAACAGGGTATGGAGTGGTTGGCAGGATAGCCGAGGTGCAGGCAAGGCAGTCAAAAGCATAATGAGTTTGGTTGGCATAAAAGATTTCCAGCCCCATGATTTGAGGCGCACCTTTGCTACTGAGTTGCTCAAGAATGGTGTGAGGGAACGAGTAGTTGCTGACCTGTTGGGTCACAGTAGTTTGGCTATGGTGATGCGCTACATGATCCCGCCCGACTCGACCAAGGTGGACGCCATCGCCAGTTTGTATCAACGTAGTGCCTGACACACACGCTATTAGGTGTCAAAAGCGTGGTCACACACAACGAATGAATAATTAAAATGAATTACAAATTGAAAACCAATAAGAGAGGCAATACAATGCACGCGAATCAAAGGAGAAATGGCCGAGTGGCTGAAGGCGCGCCCCTGCTAAGGAATTATCAGGCACGGGGAACGCTATTCGAGAGACTTCTGACACCCTTTAGGCGTATCAAGGTGGCACTGGTTGACTGGAATAATCCTGTAACAGTTATCGCAAGTCCCAATATGTCACTTATGACACACACATATGACACCTTAATCTGCACTTTAACGACTAACATCAAGGCCATGCCTCAAGGCCGTGAACATGATGAGCTTGAAGAGGTGAGGGATTTAATTGAAGCATGCAAGGAGGCTTACATTGCGTCTCAAAAATAGACACCGATAGTATTTGTGTCCAACAAAAGAGCCCCGTGTCCCTGCAATGTGATACGGGGTTTTTCTTTGGAGGGCATGTGATCCGATGCGATCCGGTGGGGAAACCTGCCGTCATGTATATAGAGATGTCCTATCTCGTATGGCAAGTATGTTCTTTGCGTTGCCCCATTCTCCCAGTAATCAAGTCCACCCTTCCCGTCAGGTAATTCTAGTGCCAGTGTGTAGCTGAATGGATTAGCGAATGGCTCCGGCCAGAGTATGCGCTGGAAGGGTTCGTCCGTGTGTATGTGGCCTCCGTCTGGATGCTTTTCTGCGTTCTCGCCGAAGATGTGGAAGCCTGTTAGTCCAGCCATCGGCAACTCGACAACCTTGTGGTTGAAGCATTTCTCTATGGCTTTGTAGACGAGATCGAGCAGGGGAGTGAAGTTCTTTGCGATGACGATGTTGTTCTCTTCGGCCACCTGATAGTAACTTGCGTGGCCATCAGATATGACGAGGTCGTTGTATGTGGACGCACCTATTGTATAGAAGGTTCCATCCCCCCTGCTGATCCAACGGGGACGTAAACGCTTCACGACTTCGGCGTAATGTTCGGATACTTTTTCGTTGAGGAGGGGGACGTCGATGATGTCGATGGAGTTTTTTGGGGACGCAGCGTGACGAATATTCTCTGCAATGTTTGCCCATCTTGCTTCGTTCTCCGCCTCACTTTCTTTCGGAGCATGGAGGTACGTCACAGTCGCGGTCATGTCAGTATGACCATAGAGCAGGTGATGCTTTGTCCGTGCAATCGTCTAGGTGGATGAAGCGCGAGGACATGCTGCCTTTTTGGGCGATGCCGATTCTGTTGAAGCCTTTTGCTCTAGCAGCGTCGATTAATTTCATAGCTCGTTCACCGTGGACAGCGATGTCTATGGCCCGGCCAGATTGGTGCGCGCCGGGGGAATTTTTTCGTTTTTCTATTGGGTGCTCGGCGCATCTGTAGCCAGAGGTGACGACGAATGGGAAGTCGAGTTCTTCTCTGAGTTCCTCGATGACACCCATGAAGCTGTGGTCAATACCTTCTTCGCCACAGTGTTGGCAGGCCAATTCTTTTTCGGTGAAATACTTCATGTTATTTCCTTGTCATGTAGGCAGTCGCGCCAAAGAACATACCGATCACGGATGCCTGACTCAGGAATAGCATGTCAGACAGGGACGCTAAAGTTTCTAGGCGTGACTCGGGGACGAATGGCATGAGCGGTAGGAGGGCGAACACACACATAGATGTCATCGCCACCCATGCCATTCGTCTTTGTGAGTCTGCTTTCTCTTCTTGCAGTTCGAGCTTGAGCATCTCTTGGTTACGCGCAATCTCTTCATCGGTTACTGTGCCGTCCCCGTCGAGATCGTATTGAGCGAACCTGCTGTTGGGTTCAAGTTTCTTGGGGCTCACTTGCCTACGCCTTTGACTCGCTCGTAACTACGTCCACCAGAGAGTCCGAGCATACCGAGGAGGATGGGCATCATGACCGAGGCATCTGCTTGTGGGATTGTGACGCCGAAGCCAGCGGCGAGAGGCGACACGAGGAAGTTTACGAAGAGGGCGATTACACAAACATAACCGCATAAGGGTCGCCAAGACGATTGGAACCATCCACCTTTAGCGTCTTCCTTTAGGATTTCTATTTGGCCGAGCATGATTTCTTGATGATGTCGTTCTGACATCGTAGCTATCTGATGGGCGAGGGCGGCCTTCTGATCTTTGTCCTCGATGAATTTATCGAGCAGCCCGGTGACCGGGCCAATGAGTTGTGCAAGCATATTGATACCTCTCTACTGTGGACATTATCCTGCGAGGTATGTGAGGGTGTCGTCCTATCGTATGATCGCAGCGAAGAAGGCTACGATAACCATGATGCCAATCAATGACGCGGCTATACCCACGCCAATTTGGATGAACAGATCAATCCGCTCTCGCTTCTTCCTGATGATGTCAGCGGCTTCTTCCTTGCGTCGCTTTCTTGCTTCGCCTCTCATGCGAATAAGCTCACTCCATGCGTCGGCCCCACGGGTGTACTGTATAAGTTCCCGTAGCTCGTCCTCCATCTCCCGAGCTTTGGTCTTTGCAATAAACTCTGACATAGCTTCTTCTTCAGCACTACCGAAGAGGGAGGACTTGCTTTTAGCGGTGGTGTAGTTGCTGTTGATCTGGTCGGATGCCGCCCACAGCTTACCCACTTCACCCATGAGGTCTTGAATCTCACGGCCAGCGGACACGCCTGACTTGATTGCGCTGAATGCTGCCACCGCAATTGTTAGGGGGTCGATGATGGGTCTCCCATTATCTCGAAGGCGAGCTTGCTTTGGGTCTGAACGAAAGCCTCTAGCTCCTGTTTGTTGGGCGGGATAATACCTGCACGCTTGACTGCGGCCTTACGTCTATCGAGTTTCTTGCGGGCCTTAGCGTTCCATATAACCCACTGCGCGGCCTTCTTCTCTCCTATCTGTGAGTGGTATTCGTGGTAAGCGAGATCAATGCCTGTCTTGTTACACGCCCCCTCGTTATTGGTGACGCACCAATCGCAAATGTCATTGCATGAGGCAAGCTGTATGCCCCACGCCTGAGCGCGAAAGCCATGAAAGAAAAGGGATACAGTTCCCGGGATAGTGTCGCTTATAAAGTGAGTGAAAGATTTCCTTCTCGGAATGAAGCTGCCCCGGTACTTCCATTCAGGCTCTTCGTCGAGGACATGCTCTTTGTACCCACCCTTCAGGATTAGGGATGCAGAAGACCAAGGGTGGACATGGTAGTTGCCTCCGTCAGGCCCAAAGTCCACACAGAATTTGTGGATATAAAGGTTGGGTAGCCAGCGGGGTTTTGCTTTACCTAAGTCAACATCGTTCTCGTCAGGCTCAAGCCCGAAGACGTAATAGCGTAGACCAAGCAAGCGACCGAACGGGTCAACGTATGCCTTGCATAGACCAAGTTTTTCTAAGAGGGATAGGAACCATGTCATTTCTTTTTACTCTTCTTCCAGCTAATTCTTTTTGATGAGGTTTTCTTTTTGGCAGCGGAGGTGCATTGAGCTTTGGTAGGACGACATGCGGGATAGCCTTTACGCTTCTCACCTTTCTTTCGTCCACACGGCTTCCCGGTCTTGCAATCTACCCAGCCCTTGCCGCCGTTCTGAGCGAACCACTTCTTGAGAGAATTACTTTTTGCCACGAGACTTATTACCCCAGTTCTTAGCGCCTACCTTCCGGCACTTAACGAGTGCTCCACTAGCATAAGCTGATGGCCATACCTTGTAGCGAGACTTGACCTTGCTATAGCAGGCGTCCTTCTTTGTTTTATTTTTTGCGGCCACGACTACCTCCTGTACGCTTTTCTGTACATGGACAAGGCTTGTGCTTCATGTTCGCTGAACGTGTGCGCCGCCCTAGCGGGCGCACACTCTTAGATTTCTTTACCACGCCTTGCATGACCAGTACCTCGCTTTGGTTTTAGGGCCGGGAGATGAGCAGTTATGGCGAGCCCGGAAAGATTTCTTGCGGGCCGGGATGTGTTTCTTGATGGTCATGTTCTTGTCCCCAAAGCGAACGACCTTAACTGAGCTACCGTCCTTCACGCAGACAGCAGACTTCTTTGGGCCGCTTGGGGTTTTGAAAGGTTTGTTGAGGCTCTTGCCTTTGCAGGCGGAGGACACTCGCTTTTTGGCTGCCATAATATTCTCCTGTGATTAGAAAATACTACGCGCCAGAGAGGTTATGGTCGTCCGTGCTTTTTTTGGTGGCGTGTTATTGTCTTGCACCATTCGACCAGTTCGTCCACGGACATTGTGCTCTTCATCAGGTTGGCTATGAAGCAGACCAGATGGATGTTGTCTTTGGTGTAGCCTTTCTCGTTGTCTATCCTGTCGATGCTGACGTTGGTGTAGACAGCACCGTCACCACGGATGTGAGTCATGGGCTTGCCAGATAGAGCGCACTTACCCTCCTGCTCAGTCCACTTCTCAATGACATCGAACGAAGAAAGATGCCAGCCTTTAGTTGTTGATCTCGCTCTGGCTTGCACCATCGCCATAAGGAACGGCCCGGGGTCTTCTTGATTGAACCTTGCTGCCTCCCGAAGTTGGTTGCATGGACGACAATTGCCGTAAGGCTTGCCCGCCCTGCCACCAGCCGAGGCACCGCGCAATCTAAATTGATTAAGAGGCTTCTGCTTCTTACACCCCGGACACCGCTTTGTCTCCGACATTACTCAGTGCGCCGTCCTCTTAATCGACATCATGTCGAAGACCTTACCCTTCACGAGTTCTAGGTGGCCAAGGATGCGGCTGGGGTCATCCATTACGTCCTCGGACATCCCTATGAATATGCCCTCGGAGTCTTCGTTCATTACTCGAGCGAGGACAACCACGTTCTGTATGTCCCCTCCATTACCTTTTAGCTCAGTTACCATCTCTTCCAGCGTCTCAACGTAACATTCATTGCTCATGCTTAACCTCTCCTGTGAGTATTAAGTATGCGCGATAAATATCCTTCCAGTCGTCCAGCCTCATGATGACTAACGAATCTTTTGTATCGACATTATTCTTGCGGGTGATAACTACTGGTGCGTCGGGGCATTGCCTTGCCTTGATGCCTCTCTCAGCCTGCTCCATTGCGGAGTAGACAGATGCCTTCTCTGTCCTCTTGGCCTCCACCCATACGTCAGGTGTGCCGTACAGATCAGCCATCTGGATGTCGCCAAAACCGCCGCCGCTCAACGGCGAGCGGTTGACGGGGATGCCAAGGTTATCGGTTAGATACTTAGCCAGTTCGACTTCGTACCCGTTACCTTTACGGACGCTCACTCGTCCTCATAACCTCTGTCTGATCGGCACTTCTTGCAGTAGTACCAGTTTTTAGGACGCAGCTCTGTGGACTTGCAGTCCATACATGGACGCTCCCACATAGCTACCGTTACTTTGCGTGCAACAACATATTTAGCGCCTTCAAAATCACGTAGTCCTTCTCGGACTAGAATTCTTTTAAGAGTATCGACACACACATCTAATCTGCGTGCGGCTTCAGTAAGGGTAACTTGCGCGTGATGTTCAGTTAGCCAAGTCATGTTGTCGTCAGTTATCTCGACGACTCTAGGCAACTTAAAACTCTCCCATGTAAGTTAGTTGTGCTTTGCATTGTAGCACTACAGTGACACTTATCAACAAATAACACACCTAAAGGTGTATAAAGTTGACATTTGGTTCGATTCATGATAATTTAACGTCTGTGACTTAGTTAGAGTTACTTCAACTGATTTACTCCCCTCTTAACCCTGCTCTGGCTGACGCCTCGCAGGGTTTTTTTTAAGTCTTAATTAAAGGTTTATTTAAAGTGACGTCACAGACGATCCTCGGCTTAGACCTCGCATCCAAAACTGGTTGGGCTCACTCTAATGGTAACGGTGGGGTGATAGACCTACGCAATAAAGAAAAAGACTGGGGCCAGATGGCTGTTAAGTTTCACAGCAACCTGAGTTTCATTATCGAATCTGATAAACCTGACCGTATAATCTCTGAGCTTCCTCCTAACCGTTTACTCGGTGCCGCACGAATGATTCTCCTTGGCTTACATTGGCAGGCGAGAGGGATTGCTAAAAGCTACGGCATTCCATTCTCCAATGTTGCCGTCCCCACGCTAAAGAAGTGGGCAACGGGATCGGGGAAGGCAGACAAGAAAGAAATGATAAGGGCAGCTTGCGATCTCGGCTGGCAACAACCAATCGATGACAATCATGCCGACGCCATCCTAATATGCAAATGGGGTGAAGAATGTTTCAAGGAGTCAAAAGAGTGACGATAGAATTAGAACCTATGGACGCGAGCCGCAGGGACAACTACACCGCAGATGATTGGAAGGCTTTGGGTAGGGCGTGGGCGGACAAGGAACCAGAGTTAAAAGCTATGACCGATGAGCTAAGGCGCGTGTTCCCGGGTTCTTACGTTACCTATATTGGCCCTAACCTTCACACGAAAAAAACAGGGCAAGAGTAAACCTCCAGTTAGGGGCCGCCAGCGAAGGAGCCCTCAGAGAATGGGGGACTCCCTCCTCAAGCCATAGCACCTGACCCGGTCGAAAGGGTATGCAAGCGGCGATGTCCTCGCCATTATCTTTGTAGACGATTGTTTCTCCCGCCCAGTCATCGTCCCAATCTAAGTTCATGTAATAAACCAATGAGTGCTGACCAGCATGACTGTGATTGTAGTGGACGTTTTGCGGCTGAGTTAGATTGCAAATGACTCTCGATGGGTGGCGGCCATCAATCAGGCTAATCAACTCCTCGCTTTGAATGTCACGGAAGAACCCAAGGCGATCCATGTCGTCCTCACTGAACTCCGCCGTAAGGTATTGATGAGCGGCACCCTTTCCTGTGCGATCTGAGTTGCCGATCTTGTAATGAGAATTGAAGGCGAATTCATACATGCTCTGACGGCTCGCAAACGAGAACGCATCTCGTATGACAGTGTAGCCACTCATACACGAGCCCTGTTGCCGCACCGAGGGCATGGCTTAACAATGCTTCTATGCCTTGGCTCACATTTACAGAACACCATGTTCTCTTCCTCGTCAGCAACATGGCTGAGATTGTACCCAGCCTTCGGTTGCAAAAACTTCTTTGGATTGAGTTGTTTCAAGTCACGATTAGTTAGCTTCATTGATGCCTAACCACTCATTGATGACGTCTAGTGGACGAGATAGTTCTTGGCCGATGTCCACCGGGCCACGACCATCCAGCGCCATCTCTTTGGCTCGCTGTTTGGTCGAGTAACTGCTTACCAATTTCTTCTTGCCGGACACTTTGTGGACTGCCCAGCCGATAAACTGAATGGGATCATGTACCTCTGTCCACTCACGCACCTTGCCGTAGCGAATCTCCAGAGCCATAGCAACATACCAATCCTTTGACAGCTTAGCCTCTAGTGCATCCATGGGTGGACGCTCGTACTTGTTATTCCACATGCCAGCTTTTTGCTTGGCTGTTTCTTCGTCCCTGTATATTTGGGTGACACGGATTTGAGTTTCGAGCACGGTGAGCTGATTGGTTGACCCCGCTTCTCGTCCTAGCCCATCGTCTCCCGGCTTGTTGCTGTGGTGCAACATGATGACAGTCATGCCTGCATTACGAAGCCGTAAGGCAAGCCTGTTTATCTCTGACCATTCCTCTGCTGAGTTCTCACTCATGCCTGACCATGCTGTACGAATAGTGTCGAACACAACGATCTCTGGCTTGTAGTATTCAACCCACCCTGACATCTCGCGAAGACCAGCGGCGCTTCGCATATTGATTTCTTTGTCCTCGAGCCAAGGTGTCCAGACGGAGAACCTATCCTCGGCATCGCCGAACATATCTCTAAGGTCTCCAAGGCGACGACCAAGGTCGCCTTGGCTTAATTCAAAGTCGAAGTAGAGTACACGCGCAGGCTTGTGACACTCGAATGGCCCGAAGTATCTAGCCCCCGCTGAGAGCGCGTATAAGGCGTGCTGTAGGAACATTGTCTTACCTGATCCAGAGTATCCATGTATCTGAATAATCGTGTTAGGACGCAACCAAGGCTCAAGAAAGTACTGCCTGTTCTTGCCCTGCTCAATGAGGCCATCGGCATCGGTGACAGTGATCAGTTTGCGTTCACGCTTCTCGCCATCAAAGACTTCAATGTCGGGACGCTTATATATGTACTCGCCAGAGTTCGGATCGAACCTCTCTGGATGATTACGGCGCTCCATGCGCTCAACACTATCGAGGGTGTCCTCAAATTCTTTGTCACGAAGATGTTCACGGAAGAAGTGATCCATGAATGCGCGGCAACGAACACGAAGCTCGGGGCCGAATGCACCTTGCAGTACACATTCAGATGCATATCTCATTACACGTTCGTTGCGACCATTCCCTTGGCCAGCAGGAATCTTTCCATCCTTGAATCCATGCTTCTTTACAAAGGCTTCCGTGCGCTCCCACTCAGTCATGAGTGCGGTAGGATCGAAGCGTATGTCGGTAAGGTTTAAGTCCTCGAACACAAACTCATTCTTGGCGTCCACAGAATTGCTTGGCGACCAGTCCTTCCACATTGGCATGTCATCGAACATGTCGAGGCCAGAGGGGATAGACCACTTGTAGTTAGAGGAGGGTGGTAGTAATGCGTAGCTACCATCTCCACGGAAATCTAGTCCGTTAGTCCGAGGCCAGTCCGCTCCAGTAGAATTACCGCCTGCTCTTGGGCCTCGGCGTACACCATCACGAGGATGGGTAAACCAAAGATGGCAACCCCTTTTTGTGGACACACGAATAGGTGAACGCATATCACAGCTCAATGCTGAGCTAAGCGCCTCATCGTTGTCGCAGTCCACAATGACAACACCTGAAACCTCACCCGTTACTACTGCGATGTTGGCGTCAGGCCAAGTAGTAAACCACTGCTCCACCTCTTCATGAGTAGGCTGTCTGGTTTGATACTCCTTCCACCTTATTGCTGGGCGTTTTGTATCAGGTCGTATCGGAATGATTGAGAGACCTTGTTCAAGGTACTCAATCGCTGCATCTATCAGTGACTCTTGTGGCATTCATCTCACCTTTAAAGTAATCGTCAATTTTAATTTGTGGTTCAACTTCCTTTATCCGCTCAATAATCCTGCTCGACATCATGCCTTGGGCAATCCAGCGATAAGGAGTTGTGCGACTTATTCCAAGTGCCGAAGCTAAAGCGGCGGCACCGCCACAGTCGTCAACGAGTTTCTCAATGTTTAGTTTCATTTTTACTCTTTCGTTATTTATTAGTTGACACTGTCGTACTAATGTGACACCTTTAGGTGTCTAATGCAACAATTAAAGTGAAGGTTAATATGAAATTACGCAAGAGAAGTGCGACGCTCTCGTCGCCAAAGACTATCGTTCCACCCCTTACCCCTGCCTATATAGCGTCTGGAATATTCAAGAACGGCCAATGGGTTATGGATGCTCCCGAATTCGAGAGCGCAGTGATTAGCGTGCTGGACTGCCGTTCGAGAATAGATGCACTCAAGGCTACGCTGGATTCCGCAGAAGCAAAGATTGTGGAGTTGAGTGAGCAAGTGAGTGGCGACACCGAGCAAGACCTTGAGATAAATGGTTACGGATTTGATGTGAAGATTAAACGCCGCAACCAGTACCGATGGGATACACAACGGCTGTCGGAAATCTTTAGGAACGATTATGACTCCCTACCCACCCACGTCAAAAAACAATTATCCGTTGACCGGAAAACGTATGAGCGTTTGGATCAAGCGACAAAGAATGTGTTGCGTCCTGCCCTCAACGTCGTGAACCAAAAACCATCCCTTAATATTACGAGGAGTAACTAATGGGTATGTTCAACTCAACGAGTACGGCAGGTACTCAACATCACAAGACTCTTATCTATGGCCATCATGGATACGGCAAAACATTCCAGTGCCGTTTCTATGCCGAAGAGTACGGCAAGGGTTTAATTATCTCTGGTGAGAGCGGCCTCTCGTCTCTGTCAGATGTGGACATCGACTATGTCGAGTTCCACGGCTGGGATCGCAAGCACTGGCCTAACCTCACCGAAGATCAACTCTGCTTCCGTGACATCCTAAAGCTAGTTATGTCGGAGGACTTCAAGGCGCAGGGCTACAAATGGATAGCCATTGATAGCCTTACAGAGATGTCTGATAGATGTATGTCAGATGTGGAGAAGGCGTTCGACAATCCGAATGACATGCGCAAGTGGCAAGACTACGAGCGCCAGATGATTGGTGCGCTCAAACTCATTCGAGATATGCCATACGAAATTCTAATGACCTGCTTGGCCAAAGAAGAAAAGAACGACAACGATGCTGTCGAGTACTGGCCAATGGTTCAACAAACTAAGGTTGCTAAAAAATTGCCTGCTTTATTTGACCACGTTTTTTGTGGCATCCGAAGCACCGATGAATCCAGTGGCGCTGTCACTGTCACCCGCCAGATCATTACGGATGATGTCCGTGGATGGAAAGGCAAAACCCGCGACCCCCGTGGTCGTCTATCACCCGTAGAAAAGTGCGGAAATGTCGTGGAGTTGCTGAAGAAAATCAACGCACCCACAAGTCAAATTAAAACTGGAGATAAGAAATGAGTAGTTGGAGTTTCGATAAACTAGACCTCGCTAATGTATCTGACGAGGGAGGACGAGCAACACTTCGTCCCGGAAACCATTCTGTGAAAATTGCCGAGGCAGAAATTAAAACTACCAAGGCAGGCACAGGCAAGTACCTTCAGATCAAACTGGCAAACGAAGAAGGCCAGTACGTTACTGATCGTATTAATGTCCATAACCCTAACCCCAAGGCTACCGAGATTGGTCTAGCGCGATTGAAAAGCCTGCTGACTTTTGGTGGACATCCTTCCCCCGATAAGCCGGGCGACATCAAGTCGATCATCGGCCTCAAGGTTGGTGTCCGCGTTGAACAGGGTGAAAGCTGGCAGGACAATGATGGCAACGTGCGACCCGGCGGTGGACAGCCTCGCAACAACGGAGCTTTCTTCGCTTTGGATGGAAGCGTCCAGTTGGGCGAGAGCGAGCCAGCACCTCAAATGGCATCACCTGCCAAGAGTGGTGGTACAGCGGCGGCATCAATGCCGAATGATGACATACCCTTTTAGTTAGGATGGGGGCAGGTAACTGCCCCCTAATCTCTATGGAAGAAATGAAAGATAGAATCGACGCAAGTTGGGTAGAGGAGGGCGAGCAAAGAGCCTACCTTGGAGCCAGCATGATTGGCCATGAGTGTGAAGCATATCTGGCAATGGGTTTGCGAGGTTACCCCAAAAGACCTTTCCCCCCTCACGTCCTCAGAATATTTCAGCTTGGCCATGTCATTGAAGATTTAGTTGTAGCCCACCTCAAGAAGGCTGGCTATCACGTCCAAGAAAAGAATGAGTTCACAGGCCGCCAGTTTGAGTGGAAGGATTTGGGTGGACACGTTAAGGCTCATGCTGACGGCATGATTGATCTTGGTACTGGCGTGATGTCATTGCTTGAGATTAAGAGCATGAACGACAAGAAGCATAAAGAGTTCGTGCGCAAGGGAATAAAGAATGCCAACCGGACTTATTACGAGCAGATGCAGATGATGATGGGTATGGACGGGCGATTGAAAGATGCTTTGTTTATTGCCTATAACAAGAATGACAGCACCTATGCTTGCGAAGTTGTTGAATATGATCCACTTGATTACGCATACATCGTGGACAAGGTTAATCGTATTGTTGCTGGAAGATCAGTAAAGCTCCGCGCAGTGGAGGGTAAGTTTCCCTGCACTTGGTGCGACAGGGCAACCCTTTGTTGGTCGTCGGATCAGGATGCAGAGATACCTGTTATCTGTCGGACATGTGACTGGTCAAGACCGACTGACGATGGGCAGTGGAAATGCACCAAGCACAACAAGCGTTGCGAAGACCCATGCGATGATTGGGAAAGAATAAATTTGGAGCCAGCGTTATGAATGACAAGACAAAGATAGAAAGGCTTGCTCAACTCAAGGAAGTTTTAATGAACCTTGGTATGGCTAGATGTGAGCAGATCGAACTCAATCATCAGGTTGAGAGTATGAATGACAGGATCAACCAGTTGAACCTAGATCAAAGCGCGGTCAAGACAAAGGACGCAATCATGAAGGTTGTGGACAAGCGTAGACATACTCGAGAGAGACTGACGGAAGTCCGCGTTGAGGTACAGGAGTTGGAGACTGAGCAACAAAAGATTGAGAGTGAACTTAAATGGGGGAGAGAGTGATTTTGAATGATGATATTTATGGCACTGCTTCACGATCAGATGGTTCGTCTGCTGACTATTATATATTGCCAGATAACGCCACAGAGCTTCAGCATCTGATCAGCGACAAGGACATGAACGCACAGATGGGCGAGATTTTTAGAGCCACCTATCGATATGGCGAGGCATCTCACAGCGACATGATGCGGGATGCAAAAAAGATTCGGTTCTACATTGATGCTGAAATTGAGCGACTCGAAAAGCTAAACATCTGGCCAAGATGAAGACCCGCATTCACGTTAATCAGCACAACATCCGAGCGAACACAAAAGGCGATGACCTTCCTGTTATCACTGTGAAAGACTACAGGCGTAACAGGAAAGTCAATTCAGCCAGAGTGATGCTAGGTGATACAGAGGTTTGTCGGGTTGTGTATCGGCCTGACAAGCCACTTCCTTGTGGCGCTAAGGTCTGGATAGAGACTGACCTAGATGTTGAGACTGATTAATCCCAACCCTTAGACCAACCCTTACCCCACGAACTGCCTTTCTTTTTAACCTCTCCAGCTATCTCGTCTACTGCGGCTTCCTTGAGCGGCTTGATTCCTCCAACGACAGGTATGCGTCCAACAACAGACCTAGCGGCTGAACGCTCCTTCCCGTTAGCATCTTCATTGGTGTCAGTCACACCCTGCACAACATTGACTGCATCGTTGAATAATCCTACGGATGGGCCAAAGATTGTGCTCGCGATCCTCTGCTTACCATAGGCTCCGTTGTCGAGTTGCTCGGCAGTGTCGTAGAACATGTTGGCAATAAGACCTAGTCCACCAATCTGAACCATAGACTCCACATACCAACCAAGATAGTCGTCCCTGTCCCCGTGGATGTTGGTGTCAAATCCAAATCCTTCGGCTATTTTGCTGAGCTTTCTTTCCCGGAAGGTTTCGTTGTCCTCGCCTCGCTTCTGGACAATGTCCTTGGCTGCGAGTGATAAAGCACCACCTAGCGGTGCGGCAGTAGCCAGCATTAGTAGAGGGCCAAAGCGTCGTCCACCACCAGTGACCGGGTCAACTTCTGTTGCCTGCTTGATTGAGTCATTAACTAGACGGCCAAGCATGAGAGGGTAACTCTTTAGCTGGAAGATCATCGCACCAACCGGAGTCTGAGCCCACAAGGGTACATCGTTCGGGTTAGGGGTAAAGATCGCCTCGTTCGCAAACTTGTTCATCGCAGAGCGAAGCTCAGGATGCTGGTTAAAGTCGGTGATGCCTCGTATTGAGGTCATGCCGTCATCAAGATACTTATCCAGACCATAGCGTCGCAACACTCGGAACGCCTTTTTGAACTGGGTGTTCTGCTGAGTCGCTGGCATGTTTGGATTGTAGTT